TTTCAGAAGTTAAATATTCATAATGCTTTTTAGCTAATGGTAAATTAAACTTCCATTTATTTTTAACTTGTTCAGAACATAATTCAGCAATAGCATGTTCTGTTTGCAATGCTCTTTTATAAGTAGGTCTATTTGCTATTAATTCATGTGCTTCTTTAACTACATAATTATAAACTTTGTGGTTTAAATTAACATCTTGGATTGCATAAGTTTTCATTGCTTCTGAATATTTATCAAATTCTTTAAAATCACCTTTAGCATCACCAAGAATTTTACCAAAATTACCTAATGAATGCTTTCCATCTCTTCTATAATTATTCATTTGAGATAATAACATTGTATCTATAAATTTAATATTATCGGGTTTCCAATTTAATAATTTATGTAACACAACATTATCATATGCAATTATATTATGACCAATAATAACTTCACATTTATTTAAATATGGTATCAATTCATTTAACGGTTTGCTATCTGGATCATAATCACTAAATGTAACTATTTCATTTGTATCTATATTTTTAGTAACAGCTATCCAAATATTATTAACTGTATCTATTAAACCGTTTGTTTCGATATCATATATTATTTTCATATTTTAATTTATCCTTAAAGTAATTATATGCTTGTGCATAAAGCATTTCTTGTGAACTATCATTTTGAAAAACTTTAGAAAATTCAACATTATCTAAACCGTGTTCAGATCTATGATCATCACCATTATAACCTGGTCTATGAACACCAACACAAAAACCATATTTGTTAACCATATCTAATTCATTTTTAAATCTAACATCAGGTATAACAATATTTCTTTTTGTACTTTTAATATCCCTTTCTAAAACTTTTACCCATATATCTTTGTGTAATTCATCTCTAAATGCCATACCAATTTTTTGCATCATATCTCTTGGAGATAAATAAAACCAATCAGGCATAGGTTCTTCTCTAAATATTCTTTCACCATTATCACCAGATAATATAGCTTTGTCTATACCAAATGTATAATGTATTAAGTCTTTAATTGGTTGTGCAAATGACATTTTTTCAAATCCAAAACTGGTTTGTAATACATTTGCTATTGTATCTTTTCCTGCACCTTTATATCCTGCAATTCCTATAATCATATTATTCTCCTTCATTATAATAAAAATAAGTTTTTTTATCTGTTTCCATACAAATATGAGCAAATATAGGCTTATTCTTATAAGTATAATAACCCCATATATCATAACTTCCTGGTTTATAATTTGTATTTTCTTTCCACTTTATAACTTTCATATAAGCATCATCACAAAATTCACCAGGTTTTACTTCCATTGGTATATCAACTGAACCACCACTCATAAACCATAATGTTAATATAATTGTTTTCATTAATGTACTGTTTCAACCTTTTTAATTGTATATAAATAATTACAAGGATAATATTTTCTAAATTCCTCGTCAATTTTAGCTTCTTCAAATATTAATTCTAAATCATCTTCATCTAATGATTTTAAATCTAATACCAAACCAATAGTAATAATTAATTCTACTTTATCAGTATCATTATTTATTAAACCAACCTTTTTACCTTCCAGTGGTAAATAATATCTTCTAATTTCAGATTTCTTTTCACCAGATTTAATAAGGTCCAACCATTTTTTATCAATATTGAATGTGTGCAATTTAAACATTTTATCTAACATAATTCCTATTCTGTAAGGCATAGATTTAGCTGGGCCGTTAAGCCCAGCCGAAATAAATGCTAACTAATTAAATTACATCCTTATCAGTATCAATGGCTGCAAATTCTAATTTATCTGCATTTTGATATTCTACAAGTTCAGTAATTTGTAAGGCTAACAACTGAGTTGATATACCTTTTTTACCCATATATTCATAAGGTTTGAATTTAACTTGGACATTACCTTTGGATCCATTTCCAATAGTACTTGTGTCAAGTATAGGTTGTAGCGATTTATCAACTACTGGCGGTGGAGCCGTATTATATTTACCATCAGCATCCGCATAAATTTTCTTTTTTAATGCAGCCGTGTAAACAACACCACCATTTTCTTCTGCTGGTTTTACATTTATACCAGCTTTTTTCCAAGCCTCAGCATTAGCTTTATCTGCAGTTTTTACAGTACATGAAAACTGAGGCGACTTTTTATCAAAACCCATATCTGGATTTTTAGGATCAAGTTTAACCCAACTTAGTTCTACATCATTTAATAACATATTATTTTCTCCTTATTATATTATTTTGCTCTTCTTCCTTGTCTATTATATTTCTTAAACATTCGTTTTTCATCTTTATTTTTAGATTTTTTATGTACCCTAACCCTTTTCTTCGGCTTTGGGCGTTCCACAAATGTCTTGAACTTTCTCGCCATATTTACATTCTCCGTCACATGGACCACAATTTAAGCACAAACAATTGCAAGTAAATTGGTCCGGGTTAGTTGTGTTTTTACAATCTTCACATTGATAACCATCACGCATTTATCCTCCTTTAATAGATAATTAATCTATTTATAAAGCCAATATATTAGGAGGATATAAAACATATTGGCTATACAAATAGACTAATTAATTAGTTAGTTGATAGATTCTCTGTAAGGTATAGAAATAGGAATATATTCATATAACTATATAAGCTTATAGATAAGTTTTATTTTTAGTTTTTCTGTAAGACATAGAATTAGGATTTCAAAATCTATACCTTACAGAAGTTTCAAATCAGTCGCAGAAAAAACCAAAATATATCCATTTTCCTAGTGTTTATTTATCTACAAAAAATGTATATAATTATCGGCCTACGTAAATAAGGAAACTAATTGCTATTTATTATAACAAAAGGCTTTTTTATTTGTATATATAGTCTATATTGTTTATATAGGTTATTAGTTAAGGTTCTACTAACAAAAAAACATAAAAAACCACCTGGCTAACGGGAATACCAATAAAATGGGGCTAACCAGGATACCTTCGAAGACGGTATATAGGGATCTAAAAATTCTTATTGGAATATCAACCGAGTAGAAATTCCTGGCCAAGGGTTTACTTTTATCTAATTGGCTAAGTTGATATCAAAACCATCCAATAATCCTAAATAGATCATAATTACAAATGATAACCACCTAATTTTTTAGATGGTTTTTATTTATAATTAACACAACGGAGAATTTTATGCAAATACAAATACAAAATATTCAAAAGGCAAAAGATACTGTTTTAAGTAGTTCATTTTACCCAATGGATGAGAAATTTGATATAATTAGACACAAATTTACTAATTATGATCAATTAGCTTCTAAATTAGAAATTGATTTTAAAAATAATAGAATGGAAAGAACACGTCATTATAAAGTCTTGGTAACAAACACGGCTTTAGAAATTGCTAAAGTTTTTCCAGTATTATTTGAAGCAAGTAAAAGATGGTACGTTAAAAAAGTTAAATAAATATAAATAGGGGGATAATGAGTAATAGAACATACACTCAAAAACAAATAATTAGTTATATAAAAGAAACTTTGGAAGAATTTGCTCATATAATTGATAGCAAATATATTACAAAGTCAGAATTTACTAAGTTTAATAAATTCTTTAAAAATCTTTTAAGACAAACTAAAAAGAAAAAGAACCCATATTATTATGAGGGATCTTCTAATAATATTAGTTCTGAAAAATTTATATATATCTATCCAGCATTTCATACTTATGAAGATGCTAAATGTTGTGGTAAATATATAACTTTAAATACAAAATATGTTCCTGATTTAGATTTAAAGGCAATTTATAAACAGTTTCCTTTATTAATTGAAAATCATGAACTATTAATTAGTCTTAAACCTAATATTAAGCCAGGTAGAAGACCAAAGGATTTAGAAAAAGATTACGAAGCGGAAAGAATTAAAAAGGCCGCTTTGGAAGACAAAGCAACTTGTGGTATTTGTCACAATTATTGGGAACAAGTTAATATGAATGGTCAAGAAAATATTTTGGCAGATCATGGCTTTTTCCTAGGTAATGGACAAAGGAATAATGAATGCTTTGGTAGCCGATATTTACCTTGGGAAAGATCCCCTATAGTAAAAATCGATTACATTGCTAAAGTCTTAAAACCGACTTTAACTGAAGTTATAAACTCTAAGCCAAGTCAAGCTACTGTTGATGCCCTTATTAAATGGGTTAAACAGTACAAGATTGAATTAGATAATTATTATAACTTATCTTATTCGGATAGACAAAAGCAACAAAGACCATTTGCTCCTGAATTTAAATTACCAGGACAAATGATTGGATATTCATTATCTAAAATTAGTAATATCAATCTATCTTTAATTACAGAAGTTTGGTTTGAATATAAAACTAAATTAGAAAATGATATAAGCCATTTCCAACATCAAGTTGAAAATTGGAAATTACAACCAACACCAAAAGAGAGGAAAATATGAAAATAACTAAAAAAAATAACAGAAGAATTGAACATGTTCAAAAAGGTTTAAAAGCAGATCCTTTAAGAGAAAAAAGGCCTCTTAAAGAATTTGCAGAACTAGTAAATCTTATTGCAGAACAATTTGATGATGATAATACTTTTACAATTAAACAAGAACAATTATGCTTAAACCGGATATAATTAAAATGAAAAACAAACAAAAAAAGTTACCACCACCGCCACCTATCTTTAATAAAGATAAATTACTCCTTGATGTTAATAATAAATTGGCGGAGGAACTAAGTGGTCCAATATCTGTTAAATTAGTGGATTTAAAAAATCCTAGACGGACTTGGATCACTTATGAATATCATTTGGATATTATTTACACAATAGGTAATGATCCAAAACAATTAATTTTGTTACCAAATAACTTTTATGATGTTACCCATTATGGGGTATCATTTTTTGATCAGTTATATAATAGGTTGGCAAAGGTACAACAATCACTTAATAATGGAGGATAAATATGAGTGAAAATATGAAATTAACATTATTTGCTTTTATTGTAATAATATTAGGAAATGGATTGGCTAATTATGTCTATTGGTAAAAATATATTATTAATTATATAGGAGATAATATGCATGATGGTATAGAGGCAATAATGGAACAACGGTCTTTATTCAAAGAGGAAATGAAAAAGATTCGTAAACCTAAGGCTCCAAAATTAGATGCTAAATTTAAAAATAGAATAGCTAATCATTTAATATCTGATCAAATGGGGCAAGAACCAACAGCGGCTCAGGTAGCTTATAAGGCCGCTGAATTGATCAATGAAATTGTTTCATCAGATCAAAAAAATATATTTGCATTAACAAATATATTAGAACGTCAATCTCAAATATATAGAGGAGGAAAATAATGGATAAAGTAATATTAAAATCTAAAGTTGAACAAGATGATATAACAAAAAGAATATCATTAGCATCTGACTTTGCTTGGACAGGTGAAAATGAATTTGAGGTACCACAATTTAATATGCCAAAAGACTTTGGTATTGGTTTAATTGTAGGTCCTAGTGGTAGTGGTAAATCATCTATATTAAGATCATTAGGATTAAAAGAAGCGGAATTTGATTGGGATCCCAATAAAGCTATTGCTTCACATTTTAATTCATATGATGAGGCTTCAGAAAAACTATCAGCAGTTGCTTTAAATAGCATACCTGATCAACTTAAACCTTATCAAACATTATCAACTGGACAAAAATTTAGAGCACACATGTCCAGAGCATTACAATCCGGAGCAGTGGTAGATGAATATACTTCTGTAATTGATAGAAATGTAGCCAAAGCATTATCTAACAGCATTAGAAAATATGTTGATAGAAAAGGTTTAAAAAATATCGTATTGGTAGGTTGTCATTATGATGTTATTGAGTGGTTAAGACCGGATTGGATATTCGATACCAAAACTGGAGTCTTAAGCACGGAAAGGAGTGCCAGGCGACCAAACATCACTTTGGAAATTAGAAAAGCCGACAAAAGTGCTTGGAGCGTATTTAAAAAGCATCACTATTTAACTGCAGATCTTCCAAGTAATACACCACATTGTTATTTGTATTATTGGAATAATGCATTGGTAGGTTATGGCTCTTTAAATGCTTTTCCTCATCCAAAGTTAAAAGCTTGTTATAATATTGGAAGAGTGGTTGTGCTTCCTGACTTTCAAGGATTAGGTATAGGTTATCCTATATTTAAAAACTTGGCTCAGATTGCAACACATAATTTCAATCATACAACAGGTCATTATGGAAGATGTAAAGTTGTAACGGCTATTCCAGCATTACAAAACAAAATGAATAATGATAGAGATTGGCAATTTATAAAAGGATCTGATGTAAGAAAAGCTCAGAAACCTAATGACAATCCTAGAAAATTTGGTGGATATGATGAAAATTATTTTAAAAAACATGAACATCGTATTACCAAAGCATTTCATTATGTTGGAGTTAAAGGCTTTGATTTAGAAGATCCTAATTTAGTTATCGATAATATATTGGAAACTAAAAGTTGGATTGATAATAAAAACAGAGCACAAAATAAACTAACTGGAAACATAATAAAAGATTTTAGACCACCAATAGCTGGTGAAACTGATTATCAATTTATTATGGAAAGGAACTAATGATAGCAATACCAACTTGGTTGTTATTTGTATTAGTTTTTTCAATTGTGGTTCTATTATTCTTTAATAGACATTTAGATAAAAGAATAAATAGAATCGCTTTTGATCAAATACAAATAGGAATTATTATCAACAAAAGCTTCCAAGATATAACGGAGGATATAGATCATTTAAATAAAGGAATTGATCAGATTGATTTAAAATATGACAAAATCGCATCTAAAATTAATAGTTGATAATACAGGGGAAAGTAAATTGAGGTCTTTGCTGACAAGGCAAAAGCGTTTAATTAAAGATAAAATTAAAGCTCAAGATCAAATAAAGGCTATGAAAGCATTGACCGAAATTTATGGACAAGAAATTATTAAAATAGAAAATGAATTATTAAGAATAAGCAGGAGGAAACAAAATGTTAAACGAGCAATTGCACAGTTTAGAAACGCTAGGTCCAGTGGGGATAAAAATAAGAACACAAATGGAAATGTTATTTGATAAACTGTCAAATAAAACTACAAGTAATAGAAAACCAGATGTTGTAACAGCAATTAATAATTATAAAATAGATTTTAATATTGCAATACAATTATCACATTCAATGATAGCAACTGGTGTATCTGAAGGACAAAACCTAACACAATTAGCTATTGCTATTGGTGATAGAATATTGGCTTATTATAATGTTAATAAAAAATCATCAATATCATTAAAGCTAGGTATATTTATAATTAATTCATATAGCACTTTATTTATGGTGGTTGTAAAATTAATTAGAGAATATTATCAACATAATAAAGTTAAAACTGTTTATAAAGTTTATGCAGGTAAAAATAGAAATGATCTTAGAAAATTAATAAAAGAATTTTCTGAAGTTTCAGATCCTTATAAGCCTTTATTATCCCGGGCTCCAGATTGGAAGTTTGGTACAGTAAAAATAGACAATGGTGAAGAAATTAGATTAATTAAAAATGTTAATCAAGATACATTAGCACAAATTAATGAATATAATACACCTATTGTATTAAATGCAGTAAATAAAAAGCAATCAATAGCTTATTATGTAAAACCTGAACTGTTTAATGTTTACCAATGGGCATTAAAAACTAATCAGGATTGTTTTGAGCATAATTCGGTTAAAACAATATCAAGAGAAAGAGCATTGGCTAAGAAAAGAGAAGCTGAGCAAGTTTTAAATGCAGCTAAACCATTTGTTGGAAAGGTATTTTACCAACAATATCAAGCAGATAACCGTGGCAGATTATATCCGTTATCAGCTTATTTAAATGAACTTAATTCAGATAATGCTAAAGGCATGCTTTCATTTGCTGAAGGTAAACCACTTGGCTCTACTGGATTAAACCAATTATATCATCATATAGCTAATATGTTTGGTGAAGATAAATTAACACATAATGACAAAGTTAAATTTGTACAAAAAGAATATTATAATTTTGTTAAAATGGGTAAGGATCCTTATAATGCAAAAGGTTGGATGGAAGCAGAAGAACCATTTCAATTTTTATCAGCGGTTATGGAATTAGCTAAATTGGATGAGCATTTTGTAGCAATGGGTAATGTTGAGGATTTTGTATCACATACCATTTGTTACAGAGATGGATCTAATAATGGTTTGCAATGGTTATTTAGTTTAGCTAAAGACGATAATCATGCACATTTAGTTAATGTAAAACCTACAACAGATAATAAACCAGGTGATATGTATTCACATGTAGCAGTTTCTGTTGTGGATAAAATGCACAAAGAAGCAGAAAAAGCAGATGATGTAGCTTTAGATTATTATAATTTATATTTTAAAGGCATAGAAAAACTTAGAAATAGGTTTAGAATTGCTGAATTAAATAATGATAAAAAATCTGAGTTATATAAAAAGTTAATTAAATGGTATCAGAGAAGATATAAAAAGGAACTTAAATTAACTGACATCATTTATTGGGATAAGTCTAAATTTACCGTTAAAGAATGGCGTAAAATTGTTAAACGGAATGTTATGACTTATGGATACAGTGCAACCAAGCAAGGTATGGGTGAACAAATAATACAGGATACTAGAGATATAGATAATGTATATTTGAGTAACAAACAACATTCAGCGGCTAGGGCTTTAGGTGCTCTTGTTTATTTAACAATTGAACAAGAATTTCCTATGGTTTCAGCAACTATGCAGTTGTTTAAGGATAATTGCGAAAAATATATGAAGGGTACTGGTAAACAATATTCTCATAAAACATTAATTAGCAATTTTCCGTTTACACAAAAATATGTCAAATATAAAAGAGGTATTGTATTTGTTCATGATGGTTTATATGTACAAAATGCAGATAAATCGTATAAATGGGATTATCAATTAGAGTTAATTATTAAAACAGAATTAGCAGTACAAAATATTAGTAAGGCTAAGGCTGGAATAAGTCCTAATACAATTCATAATTTGGACTCATTACATTTAATGCTTGTAATTGATAAATGTAACTTTGATATAGTTTCTGCACATGACAGTTATGGCTCACATGCTTGTAATGTGGTTGATATGCAAAAATGTATCAGAGAACAATTTAAATATATTATAGACCAAGATCCACTTCAACATATATTAAATGAAACTGGAAATTTGGTACCTATGATTAAACGAGGAAATTTAGATAGCAGTGAAATATTGCAATCTGAGTTTGCTTTTGCATAAAAGGAGAAAAAATGGATAAATATATATACCAAGCATTAGAAAAAATTGGAGAAGGTATTGAAAAAATATACTGGTTTTGTTCCAATAATAAACAGGAGGTAACCTGGTTTAGTCTAGGCTTTATATCTTGTGTATTAATTAATTTAATATTTTAGAGAGGGGGTAATTGTTATAATAAATAAACCACAAAAACGAGGTAATTTTTTAGTTATTGTTAAAGATGGTAACCTTGAAAAAGCACTTCGTAAGATGAAAAACAAATCTAGCAAATTAGGTATAATGAAAACATACCGAGAAAGGCAAAGATATGAAAAACCATCTGAAATAAAAGTAAGAAAATCAAAAGAAGGTAAAATAAACCTTTATAAGGCTAAAATAAAAAGGGAAAGAAACTTATAATTTATAAGGCTATTCCTAATTCTATGCCTTACAGAAAAACGCTAAAGCTTAAGGCTTATATAAGCTTATATAAGCCTAAGGCCTATATAAGCCTTATAAGCCATAAATAAATATATAAATAAGTATATAAGCCTATAAAGCCTAATAAGCTATAAGACCCAATTTATGCCAAAGGCAACAATCTCCCTTAAAAGTTTCAAAATCTATACCTTACAGACAACAGAGCCACATCGTTTGTGGTATTTTGTGTTAATTAATAGAAAATAACTTTAACTTGATAGGCGGTATAATTATGGCTGGAAAAGGAGGTGCTAGGCCTGGGGCTGGTAGACCACCAAAAAGCACAGTTGAAAAAAGTACCATAGATAAATCAAGTATAGAAAAATTAAAGAAATTAGGTATAGATCCTATTAATATATTAGTTAAAGAATTATCTAAGCTTAAAGGCAAGGATGATTTTAGGTCACAAAATTTACGAGTTCGAATAGCTGAAAAGCTACTGGAATATGGGTATCAAAAACAACCGGTTGGTCAGGCTTCATTGCAACAGGCAAACGTGCCAGTGTTAACGATAGTGCAAAAAACTGAACCAACGGTTAAACCCGTTCAAGAAATAGAATTAAAGAATAGCGAAGCTGTTATAGATCAAGGCGCAAATACAGATGACGAAACTAACTGAGAAAGTTTATAAGGTATACATCACATACTATACTGACGGATCTTATTATATTGGTTTTACCGGTAAATACGGAACGGCATTAGCTACTTATTTTGGATCAAATACGATCAAAGATAAGCTGGTAAGTCATAAAGACATTGTTTTTACCTCACGGTCTAAAGCAACGGCTAAACTTTTTGAGCTTCTTTTACAATTATCCCGATTGGATTCCTCTTGGTGTGTGAATAGCATGTTAAATGTAAGAGTTAGAAAAGAGCACATGAAGGACTTACCTAAGTTCAAATTAATTTTTGAAGACGATAAATACAACAATAAAGATAAACAATGAATATAGATAAATTAAGAGAGCAATTAAAAATTGACGAAGGTGTTAAATACGAAATTTATGAAGATCATTTAGGATATGCTACTTTTGGTATAGGTCATTTAATAACTGACAAAGATCCAGAATATGGTTGGCCTGTTGGAACTAAAATTTCTGAAAAAAGAGTAAATGAAGTATTTAATTCTGATGTTGAAAAATTTATTAATGAAGCTAAAAAGATATTTCCTGATTTAGATAATAAACCTGAATCAATACAATTAGTTCTTGTTAATATGTGTTTTAATTTAGGTGCTCCAAGATTAAGTAAATTTAAAAAGTTTATTGCTGCCATTAATAATAAAGAATGGATTGAAGCTGCCGTTGAAATGATGGATAGCCGATGGGCACATCAAGTTGGTCCAAGAGCTATGAGATTAAAACAAATAGTTATTGATCAAGCCAGCTGAGAGCATAATAACAAATCTTTGGATATATATTCTAAATATAGTAAATAAATATGAATCATAAAATAGAACTTTTCGACTTTCAACAGGAAGTTTTAATTAATCCTGCTAGGTTTAAAGTAATGGCTAGCGGAAGAAGAGTTGGTAAATCATATTTAGCAGCCGTTGCTGCATATAATCATTGTTTAGAAGAACCAGGTAGAAGAGCTTTAATTATCGGACCTACTGTTTCGATGATTAGAGAATCTATTTGGCAAACATTAAAAAGTCTTGTGCATCCAGATCATATAAATGGGTATCCTAGAGAAATTGATTTGGAAATAAGATTTATTAATGGGTCCAAGATTACCTTAAAAGGGTTTGATAGGCCAGACAGTTTAAGAGGTATTTCACCATCACCTACATTTATTGTACTTGATGAATTTGCCTTTATTAAACAAAATGCATTTACTGAGGTTATATTACCTATGACTTCAGATCCACAACGAAGAGCAAGTGTATTTGTAATAAGTACACCAAAAGGAATAACCAATGACTTTTATAAGTTATGGGTTAAAGGTCAAGAAGATAAAACAGGTTTATGGAAGTCTTGGCAGTTTACTGCTGAACAAGTTAGACCAGATATGAAAGAAGAAATTGAACTTGCTCGGGTTACAATGGATGAAAAAAGTTTTAACCAAGAATATTGCGCCACCTTTAATAACACTGGTGATGCTGTATTTTATAATTTTAATCGAAATATACATGTAACAAATAACCTACTTCCAATTGAAGAAGGTGAGCCAATACATATTAGCATTGACTTTAACGTCAAAATAATGGCTTCAACAGTTTGGTGCCATCGAGGTAACCAATTACATGCAATGGATGAGTTTTATGGTAATGCTGATACTCATCAATTAATTAGATCTATAAAGGGTCGATATAAAAATAGAGATATAATTTGTTATCCTGATGCTTCCGGTAGAGCAATGAAAACCAGTGCTGCTACAGGTACAACAGATTTTAGTATATTAAGGAATGCAGGTTTTAAAGTATTAGCAAGATCTAAACAACCACCTTTGGTTGATAGTGTTAATGCTGTTAATGCATTGTTAAAAGATGCTAAAGGTAATACAAGATTATATTTTAATAAAGATAAGACACCAAGGACAATTGCCTCAGTTGAGACAACCACTTGGAAAGAGGGTTTTACTACAGGTATGGATAATGCTATTATCGACAAATCAAAAGGTGTTGAACACTTTTCTGATGGTGTAAGATATATATGTGAATTTTTATATCCTATAGGTAAACACAAACCACAAGTTATCCGTGATAGGTCGTGGTCATTTTAGTTTGTAACTAAATAATCAATATAATATAATAAAGTTAATCAATGGTAGCCAATAATCAAATGGCACTTAACCATTGGTGTTTAAGGCTTATTTAAATTTTTGTGGTCCGAAAGCTGATCATTCGGTCCGAGCTTTTTCAATTTTACAGCCTAGAGCCCAGCAAATACTATATTTAGCAAGGCAGGCGTGGTTGTACGATTAGAGCGTTTTCAATTCAAATAGAACTGACTGACCGCTTATTTAGGCTCGGGGCGTTAATGGGCTGCTGGGCGTGAGGGGGACTAGATCCCTCTTTGGCGTCGGGCTAGGGTGGCCAATCGCACTTTGACGAACACCAATTTCTTTTGATCTTGGATCGGCCAAATCAAAAATTATTTTAATTAATCCGAGCCAAATGTTTTGGTTCATTCTAAAGTTTAGGAAACACAATATGGCAATTAGATATAAAAACAGTTCTATAGTTAAATCTACAGAAACTGCCAAAGGCCCAGGATATCCAAATGATGAATACCTGAGTCAAATAAACGAATGGAAACGAAACAGAGCAATGATCCAAGGTCCATCTTATACTAAGGATTATGATTCTGTGCCTTCAAGTGACAATTTATTACTTCCGTTTAACCCTACAATGACACAAGAGCAATATGATTTTTACAAAGCTGAAGCTGAGGTACCAGGTGTATCTAGTGAATTTTGTAAAATGATAATAGGTGGTTTATTAAGAAAACAACCAATGCTAGAAATTACTGGGGCTCCAGAAGGGGCTAAGCAATGGATATTAGATGATATAGGATCTGACAAAAGTAACCTTATATCATTTTTAAGCACTGCTTTATGGGAAGAATTACAAACATCAAGAGCTTTTATACAAATTGACTTTCCTGTTGTTGATTTAGAAAATTTAACACCAGCTGAAAGAAAAGAAGTTAAACCTTATCCAATATTACATCACGCTGAAAATATTGTTAACTGGTCTGAAGCTACTGATGCAAAAGGTCAAGTAAAATTAGATCAATTAATTACTAGATATTTTGTACTTGAATATGATCCAAATAGTCCATTTCATCCAAAATATGTTGATACTGTACAAGTTCACAGATTAGATGAAGCGGGTTTATATGTAATTGACACATATATTAGAAATACATCTGATACACCAACATTTATTGATGGTGGAGTTGATTATAATTTTGATCAATTAACAGATGATTGGATTTTACAAGGAACTAATACAAATTTATTTCAAAATGGCAAAAGAATGGATTATATTCCATTTTATCCTTTAAATGGTTCAATTGAATGTGTGGACCCTTTAATGACTGCCATTGTAAACAGAGAAATTGCTTTATATAATAAAATTTCAAGAAGAAACCACTTATTATATTTAAGTGCAACTTATACACCAGTTGTTAAATCTGATTCATTAACAGAATCTGAAAAATCTGATCTTGTTAAACAAGGTCTTGGTACTTGGTTATTTGTTAACAAAGATGATACTGTTGAAACATTACAAACGCCTACTAATGCTTTAAAAGATATGGAAGAAGCTATTAAAGGTGGTTATGATGAATTAACTAGAATTGGTGTTAAAATGTTAAGTTTAGAGCCAAACAATTCGGATCAATCCGGTGTTGCCTTAAGCTTAAGAAATGCTGCACAAAATGCTGCTTTAGCAAGTTTAAATGCTAAAGTATCAGAAAGCATGAAAAAAATTATCAAACAAATGGTTAATTGGAGATATGATATAAATATAACTGAACAAGACATTAGGTTTAATTTATCATCTGACTTCAATGCTTCTCCAAGAGGAAGTGATTGGATGAGGTTAATTACTGAATGGTATCAAAATGGATTAATTCCAAGATCAACATTCTTAGAAGTTGCTAAAAATAATGATGCAATTCCTACAGATTATGATGATACTTCAGGAAGTGATGAAATATCTCAAGACAATCGTATTATTTCTCCAAGAGAACAATATGAACAAGAAATAAACGTTATTCAAGGTAGTAATACCGAAAATTAATGGAGGAGGCTGCTATGAAATGGTGGCAATTTAATTCATTAATCTTAATTTCAATGCTCCTTCTTGCTTTATGGCAAGGAGGGCATTTTTACGGATTATGAAAGGAAATTATGTAAAAATGATTAATAATGATACTGTAGTGACTGCTAGTTTATTTGGGATAACAGCAGGCATAACTACACAATCTATGTTTGCTATAATAGTTGGAGCGATAGCCGTTGGGGTTGTTCAACCATTTTTTAGAGTATTATGGACTAACAAATTAAACCAAATAAAAAAAAATAAATGTCCTTCTTGTAAAAGAAGAAGGAAACCAAGATAATGAAACGTCAGCATAATACAGCTTTAATAGCTTTATTGGGAACAATACTTTTAGGGCTGTCAACTTATGTATTAATGACAATAGTAGAATTACAAGTTCACTTAGGAATGTTAAGTGAAGAAATAATGTCGATTGATAAACAAATTGGAAGAATTTACAATCACATAGATAGATTAACATCAAAATAAAATATTAAATAAATGAAATATATATTGTATACAAGTTTAGCAATATACTTAATGTCAATAACTGTACTTGCTATTGAAGCATACTCAGTTTTATAAAAAGGATAATGAATATATGATAGTAGAAGATAGAGATAATTTACTCACAGATTTTGGAAAAACAACATTAAAAGACAGGTATTTATTACCTGAGGAAAATAGTCCACAAGAGGCATTTTTAAGAGCGGCAAAAGCTTATTCTGATAATGATGAAATGGCCCAAAGAATTTATAATTATGCATCTAAACTATGGTTTATGTATTCAACTCCTATATTAAGTAATGGTGGTACAGAGCGAGGTATGCCAATATCATGTTTCTTAAATTACGTCGGCGATAGTAGAGAGGGATTAACTGGTCATTATACTGAAAATGCTTGGTTAACATCTATTGGTGGTGGTATTGGAGGATATTGGGGTCATATTAGGTCTGATGGAACTAAAACATCTGGTGGATCTCAATCATCAGGGTCTGTACCTTTTTTAAAAGTTGTAGATTCAGAGATTATGGCATTTAGTCAAGGTAAAACTAGAAGAGGTAGTTATGCCGCATATATGGATATATCACATCCGGAAATATTAGAATTTTTAGATATAAGAAAACCGTCAGGTGGCGATATACACAGAAAATGTTTAAATCTACATCATGGAATAAACATTACTAATGATTTTATGGAATTAATTGAAAAATGTATTCAAGAACCAACTTATGATGATACTTGGAATTTAATTGATCCACATACAAAAGAAATAGTTAAAAAGGTCTCAGCTAGAGACTTGTGGCAAAAAATACTTGAAAACAGAGTAGCCACTGGTGAGCCATATATTTGCTACATTGATCATATTAATGATGCATTGCCTGAACAACAAAAGAAATTAGGATTATCAGTTAAACATTCAAATTTATGTACTGAAATTACATTACCAACTGATGAAGATAGAACTGCTGTTTGTTGTTTATCAAGTGTTAATTTAGAAAAATATGATGAATGGAAAGATGATAAATTATTTATTTCTGATCTTGTTAGATTTTTAGATAATGTATTACAAAGTTTTATAGATAATGCACCTGATAGCGTATTTAGAGCTAAATATAGTGCAACACAAGAAAGATCTATTGGTCTTGGTGCTATGGGTTTTCATGCTTATTTACAAAAAAATAATATTGCATTTGAATCTGTTATGGCAAAAGCTAAAAATAAATTAATGTTTAAACACATTAAAGATGAAGCAGTAAAAGAATCAAAAAGATTAGCTATAAAAAGAGGTGAAGCTCCGGATATGGAAGGTACTGGAATGAGAAATGCTCATTTACTTGCCATTGCTCCTAATGCTTCAAGTTCAATTATTTGTGGAACAACTTCTCCAAGTATTGAACCATTTAGAGCTAATGCATATGTTCAAAAAACTATGTCAGGTTCTTTTCTTGTTAAAAATAAATTTTTAGAACAATTATTGGAAACAAAAGGTATAAATAATGAAAAAACTTGGACTTCTATTTTAGCTAATCGTGGTTCAGTTTTACATTTAAAAGATTTATCAGATTATGAAAAAGATGTATTTAAAACATCAATTGAACTAAATCAACAATGGATCATTGAACATGCGGCCGATAGACAAGAACATATTTGTCAAGGTCAATCATTAAATGTATTTGTTCCTGCTGATGTAAACATAAAAGAATTACATGATATGCATATGTTAGCATGGAAAAAGAAACTTAAAACATTATACTATTGTAGATCTGAAGCAATTAAACGTGCTGAATTAGTAAGTTTAAAAGTTGAAAGAACAATAATACCTGAAGCCGATGAATGTTTAGCTTGTGAGGGATAATAAATATGATTAAAAAAAAATTAACTATTACTCAAAAGTATCGTCAGTTAAAAAAACAAACTGAAAATGCTGGAATGGAAGTAAAAGAAGAAAACGGTAAACTTGTTGTTACCAGAAAAAGAAAAAGGAAATAAATGAGCTTATTTAAAACTAGAAACTATTATAAGCCTTTCGATTATGAATGGGCATTTGAAGCATATGATACAATGCAGAAGATGCATTGGCTTCCTAGTGAGGTTCCATTACATGAAGATGTAAGAGATTGGAACGAAAGATTAACAGCTGAAGAAAAAAATTTAATATCTCAAATATTGAAATTTTTTACACAAGGTGATGTTGATATCGCTCAAGCTTATTTAGATAAATATATACCACAATTTAAATCACCTGAAGTTAGAATGATGCTAGGATCCTTTGTGGCATCTGAAGCTAATCATGCTCATAGTTATTCATTATTAAATGATACTATTGGTGAAACATCATTATCTAATTTTAAAGCATTTCAAGAATATAAAGAAATGGCTGATAAACATGAATATTTATTTAAACCAAAAGGCAAAGGTGTTGAAGGTTTAATAAAAGATATTGCTTGTTTTTCTGCATTTGGAGAAGGTTTACAATTATTTGCATCATTTGTAATGCTTTTAAACTTTCAAAGATTTGGAAGAATGAAGGGTATGTGTCAAATTGTAACTTGGTCAATTAGAGATGAAACTCATCATGTTGAAAGCATGATTAAATTATTTCATGAATTAATAAAAGAAAATCCACAAGTATGGACTGAACAATTTAAAGCTGATTTATATCAACAATGTCGTGATATGGTAAACCTAGAAGATAAGTTTATTGACTTAGCTTTTGAATTAGGTGGAATTCGTGGATTAACATCTGATGAAGTAAAAAAATATATAAGATATATTGCTGATAGAAGATTATTGCAATTATCTTTAAAACCAAATTATAAAGTTAAAGACAACCCTTTAAGTTGGCTTGATTGGGTTCTAAATGGCGTTGAACATGCAAATTTCTTCGAAAATAGAGCTACTGAATATAACAAAGGATCTATGACTGGAAATTTGTGGGGATAATATGAAATTTATACTAACTATGTATGTTTGTTCTGCAATTGCACAACAATGTGGACCAGGTGTAATTAAACCTATAGAATATAAAGATTGGAATGATTGTTTACAAAACGGTTATTCTGAATCTCAATTATTTTTAGCTAAATATACTCCTGAACAAATTAATGAATATCAAATGTTAACTAAATTTACGTGTACTGAATCAAATAACAAAGGAGCTTAATTATGGCTGAATATCAAGGTCGTAAAGTAACTTTAAATAAACCTATGCGTGGAGATATAAAAAAATTTAAAGTTTATGTTAAAAATGCAAAAGGTAATGTTGTAAAAGTTAATTTTGGTCATGGTGGTACATCAGCTAAAAAAGCTGGTCAAAAAACTATGAGAATAAGAAAAAATAATCCTGGAGCTAGAGCTAGTTTTAGAGCAAGACATAACTGTGCTAGTCCTGGTCCAAAAACAAAAGCAAGATATTGGTCTTGCAAAGCTTGGTAATAAGGAGATAAATATGGCTTATAAAAGAAAAAGTGGTAAAAGTAAGAAAAAGGGATCTAACGGTTTAACAGCTAAACAAATGAAGCTTCCAAAAGCTTTAAGAGATAAAATTATTGCTGCTAAAAAACGAGGTAAATAATGGCTTACAAAAAGAAAAAGGGTAGTGCTGGAAAAGCATGCTGGAAAGGTTACCGAAGAGGTAAGGGAAACAGCTGTATTAAAATGAAAAAAGGGAAATAATAAAATGTCAAGATGTTGTTGTCAAGTAAGAGCACAAAGAAAAAGAAAAATGACAATAAGGAGAAAAAGGAGAAAATAATATGATAATTAAAAATAAACAAGAAGAAAATAGAACAATAACTATTAATGATAAAAAATATTATGAAAAGGATTTAAACGAAAATATGAGGAATAGTTTAATTGCCTTATCAACACAAAAAACGAATAAAGCAAGATTAGAAATTGATCTTAATAATTGTCAAATTTTAATTGATCATCATGGTAAAATAGTTGATGAAGAACTTGCTAAAATTAAATCTATAGATTAAGGATATTAAATGTCTATAAATGATGATGTATATTCAAGAATGCTGAAACACCGTGCATTGTTGACTCTTTACGAAAAGAGATTGGATACTGAAATTAATAAAATTTTGGCATCACACAAAATAAGATTACAACGAATTGTAGCATTTTCTGGTACAGTAAATGTAAATGCTTTAACTAGGAAATTAAATACTGAAATTCGTTTAACTTATAAAAAAATATATAAAGAAGCTATTAGTGAATTAAATAAACTAGCTGGTGTTAGTGCTAGATTTTATAAAAGTATATTTGCTAGAGCTTTAACAAATATTTATAAAGCTAAAGGTGTAAAAGATACTATAAAAGTTAATGATTTAATTATCAAATCAAATGGTACTTTTGGTCAACAAATAGCATCTATAAGTATTTTACAACAAAGAAGAATAAAAGGTATAGTCAAACAAGGAATGACTGAAAATAAGGCAATGGTAAATATTGCCCGGGATCTAGGTAAAAGTGGATTATTAGCTTCTACTGTACAATTACAAACTTTAACTAGAACTGCAATAACTGAAACATCTAATTATGTGTCAAATAAAACATATAAATTAAATGATGATGTTGTTCAAGGTTACCAATATGTGGCTACCTTAGATAGTAGAACTAGTTTAATTTGTGCAAGATTAGATGGTAAAGTATATGCATTAACTAATAAAAATGCACCACAACCACCACAACATTTTAATTGTAGATCAACAACTATACCTGTAATAAAAAGTGCTAATCAATTATTAAATACAAATAATAATAGATTACAAAAACGAAAAATTGCTGGATTATCTGATAGTCGTCGTGCCTCTATCAATGGTCAAGTACCAGCTAAAACTACATATGCTGATTGGTTAAAAGACCAACCAAATGAGGTTAAGCTGGCTGTATTAGGAAATCAAAAAAGAGTTACCTTGTTTAATTCTGGAAAAGTTAAATTTTCTCAATTTTCTAATAAAGATGGTAAATTAATTTCGTTAAAACAATTAGAAGAATTATCAAATTAATCTTTTGTTTTAAATTAAAATATAACTAAGGCCGTGTCCAAAGGAAAAATAATGTCAGAAAACATTGAAAATACACAAGTTGAAGAAAATAAAACTGAAGAAACTAAACAACCGGATATAAAACAATTGGTTGATCAAGAAGTTTCTAAAGCTATATCTAATATTAAAGTTAATTTAGATAATGCATATAAGCAAAGAGATGAAGCTTTGTCTGAAGTAAATAAAATTAAAGAAGAGAAAAGACAAACTGAAATTCAAAGCCTTGAACAACAAGGTAAGCATGCTGAAGCTATGCAAATGAAGCTAAATGAAGTTAATAAAAGACTTGAACAATATGAACAAAAGAACACAGAATTAAGTAGAGATAATGCCGTGCGTACTCAGCTTAATGCTTTAAACTTTAAATCTGAAAAAGCCGCTGAAATGGCCTATTCAGATATTGTAAAAAGTTTAAAGAAAGACGCTACAGGAAATTGGGTGCATGAAACAGGATCTAGTATAAGTGAGACTGTGTCAAATTATGCTAAAGATGATAATAATGCATTTTTATTTTCTGTTAAAGCTAATATGGGCTCTGGAATATCTCCAGCTAAGCCAAGTACAGGAACCAATCCTGTCGGATCTATAAAAGATATGTCAACTGATGAAATGCTTAATGCTATTGCAAAAGGGCAAGTAAAAGTTGACGGAGATTGGTCTGAATAGACTATCTTTTATAATAATAACCGCACATATGTGCATTAAATAATAAAAGGAAAACAAAAATGGCTGTAATAAGTTCAAACTTTAATAACATTGCTAGAGCGATTTCTGCTTACGAACAAGCGGAAAGAGCTGATGCTGCGTTATTAACATCGACTGCATTAGTTGGTTCTGACGCTAGAATTAACGATTCAGGAGAAAATTACACTGGTACATTAAGATGGTTAGATTTTTCTGACCCATCAACTTTTCATAAGCAAAATGAAACTGCTTCTGATAAAGATATTAATGAAATGTCAGTATCAAACAAATCAGCAGTATATATCAAAAATATTGATCATATCGCTGCACAAGAAATGTCAATTCAAAAATTACTTTCAAAAGTTGACGGTTTATCATACTTAGGTTCTCAATTTGCTTCAGTTAGAGCAAGAAGAGAAGATCTACAATTAAGATCTATCCTAAATGGTGTTGCTGACAAAATTTGGGGTTCAACTACAATTGGTACTTCTGATGCTGCTGCAAAAGTTGGTACTTTTGGTTTTTACACTGGTTCAGATTCTGGTGATAATCCAAATCCGTTATTTGCTAATTCTACTGGTGCTAGCCAATCAAGAAGTACTTTCTTTGATACTTTATTAGATGCTATCACAGAAGTTAAAGGTGAATTTGAAGAGCCTTTCTATTACTTAGTAGTAGATACTGCAACTTACAACATTATGAGAAAAGAAAATGTTCTTGATGTTGCTCCAGTTGTAGACGGTAACTTCAATTTCTCTACTATTCTTGGTGGAAAAATTAGACTTATTATTAACAACCAATCATTAACTGCAAACATGCCTGCAGGTTTAAAAGTTTCTTACATGTGTAAAGCTGGAGCTGTACATTACAGTGATATTGCACAAACAAATCCAACTGCGATTGAAAGAGACGAACTAGCTGGTAATGGTGGTGGTCTTGTGACTGTTTTATCTAGATGGGGTAATATAATGCACCCTAAAGGTTTCTCATGGGCTGGAAGTGCAACTGCATATCCTGCAAATGCTGATCTTGCTCTAGGTACAAACTGGACAGTACATGCTACAAACGTTAACCAAATTGGTTTATTCCCAATTTATCACGGTTAATATTATAACTATTAGATACGGAGAAAAATAATGGCTTTACAAAAAGGAATCAATTCATTTGTAACTATTATAGAAGCTGAAGAATACTTTTATGATAGATTAAACCAAGCTGCTTGGGATAGTGCTACAGATGAAACTGTTGAACGAGCTTTAGTAACAGCCACAGGAATTCTCAATGACTTGGATTGGGGTGGTACGGCTTTACCTACTGCCTCATATCCTTTATCATGGCCTAGAGATATTACTTACTGGAATAATAAATCTGGTGGGTATGAAACTTTAGAAGATGATAGAGATGATACAACTGAGTTTATGGGAACTATTCCTGAAGATATCAAAAAAGCGACCTATGAGCTTGCTTTACACTTGATCAAAAATATGGGCACAATAGAAGATCAATCATCTGGTTCACCTAGATTGAAAGATTTATCTGTTGGCTCTATTTCTTTAACTTTTGATTTAGGATCTGGATTAAGTAATTTTAAACAATTACCTGATTCAATTCAAAAATTAATCGCTAAATATGAAGATCCAGCAAGTATGAGCTCAAATAGGGGAGTTAAAGTTAGTGGAGGTGCCTAATGGGTTACCATAAACTAATTAAGGATAATGTAAAAATGGCATTTGATACTATAGGTGATATTGGTGAAGATATAACATTTACAAATAAAAATGTAACTGCTTATGACTTTGCTACACAATCTATTACTAGTTCTACTGATACATCAATTACTGTTAAAGCTGTAATTGAAAATCAATTTAGAATTAATGATGATAAACCTAGGTTAGAATGTAATTTAATGATTGACTCAGCTAATTTAGATTCTAAGCTTATTGATAATTACGATAATATTGTAATGAGAGGTAAGACTTGGAAAATAAATAAGTTTGAAGATAACAATTATATTATTAATTTAACTGTTGGAAGGGAAACATAATGGCTACAATATCACAATTATTGACAGCTGTTGAAGGTTTGTTTGCCTCTAGCGTTTGGACATCAAATAATGTAAAAGCTTTTCCTGCGAATTATCAAGGGGAAATTAATTCTGATGAATGGATACGGGTTTCTGTATTACCATTTTCTTCAGAATTAGCTTATAAAGATATAATAACAAATGGTCAAATTGTATGTCAAATATTTGTTCCAGCTGGAGCAGGTATGAAACGTGCATATGAAATTGTTGATATGTTAAAAACATTATTAGATCAAGAAGTAATCTCTGGATATCTACAAACAACTAATAGCTTTATAACAAATATTGGAATTGACACTAAAGATTCAGGTTTATTTAATGTGAATTATACGGTCAATTTCAGATCAATTTAACCAAAAATAATATAAAGGAATAACAAAAAAATGGCTCTAATTTCAAATATAGGTGCTGGTATTTTCACTAAACTAAAATACAAAGCTGATAGTAGCTACACTTTACCAACAAATGACACAACACACCAGGCGTTTATAACTCCTAGTACAGGTGATTTTGATGGTGCAACTGAAGTTACTAACATCAGAGAATTTCCTTCATTTGGTAAACCCGCTAACATTGTTAACGTACCAAATTTTGGACAATCTGTAAGTTCACAGATCCAAGGACAATCTGATGCTCCAACATTGGAATTTACTTTGAATTATGTACCCTCTGTACATGATAGCATTCAAGGTTTAGTTCAAGATGGAAACACATATGTATTTCAACTAGATGTTAAAAACGCATCTACTGGTGATAATGCTGCATTTTACGTAAAAGGACAAATAGCTTCTTTTGAAGTAGCTCCAAATTTGACTGATTCAAATCAGGCAACTTTGACATTGAGTACTGAAACTGACTATGTTGGCCCATTTGCTGACGCATAATAAAATTTTTAGGCTGGGCTTAATTGCCCAGCTTAATTAAATTGTATAGGATAAAAATCATGAATAAACCATTTAATAAATATTATGTATTAAGAATAACTTCTTTACATATAAAAAAATCTGTAGATACATCCATAAGAAAAACTTATGACAGATTAAAAGATGTAGAAGATAAACAAGAAGTCTTTGAAACATTAGACGTTTTGCATAAAATTAGAAAAATGATGGAAGACTTTGAATCGAATAATAAACATTTATATCAAAAACCTTTAGAGGAAATAAAGAATGAAACACATAAAAATAGTACAAATAACGAAGAAAATACCATTTCTGAATCAGGAAGTGGAAATCAAACAGCTGACAGTTAAGGGCATAAAAGATTTACAAAAATCATTAGATGATAATAAAGCTGATGATGTTAGTGGTTTAAAAACTTTAAGTGCTATATTTAAGCAAACTGTTGTTGGTGCTGAAGACATGAAAGAAACTGAATTTGAAGACTTTCCTATTCAAGCATTAACTAAATTATCTCAAGATATTCTTGAATATAATGGATTAGCTGCTAAAGATGACAAAGGTGGTGAATTGGGGAAGAAGAGCTAGCAGAATATGAAATAGCTCATCAATTAGGTGTTACATTAGATACTATATATAATATGTCCAGCAAAGAATATATGGGCTGGATAAAATATTTTAATGAAAGACCTTATGGTTGGCGAGAAGATCATAGGACTGCTATATTAGCTCAAACTACATACCAAGGTACTAAACCATTAAAGGTAAATGAATTATTTCCTTCGTTAAATATGATGAAGAATAGTAATACACAAAAAGATTTAAAATTAGAAGCTGGTTTTAATAAATTAAAAAAATTAGCTAAAAAATCTGAATAATAGTGGGGCGGTGTAAACTGCCCACTTGAAAGGCAATTATGAGAGATACTAAAAAATTAACTCAGTATAGTAATATTGCTAAAAAAAATTTAAAAGAAAAAGAATTATTTAAAAACCTTAAAAAAGAAGTAAATATTGGTGCCAATGGTACACAAAGATACATTATTAAAAAGGGAATAAATAAAGGCAAAATAATATAATGGCAATAACAACTATTGGTCTAAAAACTGCTGCTAAAGATCTTGAAAAAAATGTTAATAAAGCAATTGAACAGGAATTTAGATCAAGAGCATTAAAAGCTTTTGCTGATGTAAAATTAACAACTCCAGTTGATACTGGTCAAGCTAGAAATAGCTGGTATATTGGATACACTGAAACATATTATAATCAAAAAGCGCCTGCTGTTACGTCTAATGTAAATATATTGGTTCCAAAAGATAAACCAAATAAAATTATTGTTACAAATGGTACAACCTATATAGAATTCCTTAACAATGGACATTCACAACAAGCACCTACTAAATTTATAGAGGCTGCTTTTGGAAAATACTTTGATGAAGTTAATGTGGAAATAACTAACGGATAAGGAAAAATGGCTGTAAAATTAGATATTATTACTAATGTTAAGGGACAAAGCCAAGTAAATAAATTACAATCTGATTTAAATAAATTAGGTAATAATGCATTTATTGCTTCAAAAAGAATTAAACAATTAGAGGCAGCTGCTGCTAAATCAAGAGCAACTTTTGCATCACTTGGAACAACTTTAAAAGTTGGTGTTGCTGCTGGATTAGCTGCTGTAACTTTTGGAGTTGGAAAATTTATAAGAGATACATTTCAAGCAGGAAACCAAATAGAAAGTCTACAAATTAGATTTAAACTATTATTTAAATCTGCTCAAGAGGGATCAAAAGCATTTGATGCTTTAGCTTCATTTGCAGCTAAAGTTCCATTTTCATTAGAAGAAATTGCTGCAGGATCAGGTAATTTAGCTGTTATTGCAAAAGATGCTGGTGAATTATCTAAAATATTAGAAATTACAGGTAACGTTGCTGCAGCTACAGGTTTAGATTTTCAACAAACTGCTACTCAAATACAAAGAGCATTTGCTGGTGGTATTGCTGCTGCTGATGTCTTTAGGGAAAGAGGCGTTAGAGCAATGTTAGGATTTGAAGCTGGTGCTAAAGTATCAATTGAAGAAACTAGAAAAAGATTTTTTGAAGTATTTGGTAAAGGTGGACAATTTGGTCAAGCTACAGGTGAATTAGCTAATACATTAACTGGGCAAGTATCAATGGTACAAGATAAATATTTTCAATTTAGAAAAATTGTATCAGAACAATTATTTGGAAGTTTAACATCACAAATTAGATTATTAAACAAAGAATTTTCTGATAATGAAAGTGCTATATCTGATTTTGCAAAAAGGGTAGGCCAATCATTATCTCAAGCATTTAGAAATATTGAATCAGCAATTAGATTTGTAGGTAGAAATATTGATGCTTTAATTACGGCATTTAAAATATTTATAGGATTAAAAATAGGGACATTTGTTGCAGGTATTGCTTCTCAATTTATTTTATTATCAGCACAAATACTTACAGCTACTAAAAATATGCGAACTTTAAATGTAGTTATGAAAGCTAATATTGTTGGTATTATTGTAACAGCAATACAATTAGCTATTACAGCATTTATAGCATTTAATGATCAAATAATGAAAGTTGTGGATACAATTAAAGATTTTTTCATAGTTAAAATGAAAGAAGCTCAATTAGCTGTTCTTAATTTTATTTCTAAGTTAAAAGTATTTCCAAAACAATCAAAAGAAGCTGCAGAAGCTGCAAAAATTTTAAAAGAAGAACTAGAATCTATTAGGATTGAAGCTAATGCTCTTGTAAATGCATACACAAAATTAAATAGAAAACAAAAAGAATTATTTTCAGGAACAAAAACTACTCCTGATGCTGTAAGAGACCCTAGTTCAAGACCTAATTTTGACATGGCTAAAAATGCGGCAATAGCTCAAAAGAAAAATGCAGAAAGATTAGCTGCTTTAAATGAACGAATATATACAATGAATAGACATTTTATTCGTGATGCAGGTAAAGCTAGTGCAATTGCTACAGCTAAACAAAATAAAGAATTAGAAAGAACAGCTAATGCAAGAGAGGCTTATGCTCAAGAATCTAAAATCTTATTTGCTAAACAATTAGATGAAATTAATGCTGTTAGAAAAGGATTTAGTAGAGGTATTAAAAATTCTATGAAAGAAGCATTAGATGTAACTACTAATTTTGAAAAACTTGGTAGTTCAGTTTTTGATACATTAACAGATGCTATAGCTAAATTTGTTCAAACCGGTAAACTTAATTTTAGAGATTTAGCTAATGAATTTATAGCACAAATAATTAGAATGGAAACTAGAGCACTTGCTGCTAAAGCTATTCAATCTGTTACTGGTGGTAAATCTATATTTGGATCTATTGGTAAAATATTTGGATTTAGTGAAGGTGGAGTTGTTCCAGGAGGTGCACCATATACAGATAGAGTACCTGCATTATTAACACCAGGTGAAGTTGTAATACCAAGAAATCAATCTCAAGGAAATATGGCAAATGTAATTAATAATACATTTAATATATCTGGAAATGTAGATCAAAGAGCAATTGATCAAATTAAAGCTGTTATAACAAGTAGTCCCTCTGAAGTAGGTGGAGCTAATAAAAATTTTACTAGAAATACTGCCGGTTTAAGGAATAGGAGATAATAATGTCAAAAATATTTGAATATACAAATAATATATCATTAAATAGGTCTGCAAGAGTTAGAAAATCAATATCTAATTCAGGATATGCCAGAATAGAAAGGGGCAGTCCAACATTTTATTCTATGGAAGTAAATTTACCATTATTAACTAAAATAAAATATGATGAAGTTGAAGCAGAATTATTAGGTATAACAGATGGAATTGATTTTAAAACTACAAATTTACCATCAAATATTAATTTAACTTTTGCTAATGGAAATATAATTGATCAATCTGGTTTAACAGCTACAATTGTTGATGTTAACACAAGCGGAGAAGATGTACAATTAGCTAATGTAGATAATTCAAGTACTGTTAAAGCTGGTGATTTTATACAATTTAGTTCAAGTTCAAAAGTTTATCAAATAAAAGCTGATGCAAATGCTTCAAGTAATTTATTAACTTTTAAATTAATGACTGGTGCAATTAATCCTATTACAAGTAGTGATACATTTACTTATGGTAATAATGTACAATTTAAAATGTTATTAAATGGTAGACCAAATGTAACAGTTGTTCCTGGTCCAGGATTTAATTATTATGCTTATGATACTTTTAATTTTCAGGAGATATTATAATGGTAAAAACAATAGATTCAACAACATTATCTGAAGTTGCAAATAGACAAACTTATCCAATTCAATTAATTAAATTTCAAGTAACTTCTGATAATAATGATAGTTTATTTTTAAATACTGGATATACAAATATTTCTTATAATGGTGATACATATTTACCTGGATCAAATATAATTGGTTTATCTGCTGTTGAAGAAACACAAGATGTAAAAACTAATTCAGTAACTATACAATTAAATGGTTTGCCAAACACAATCATAGCTGCTTTAGAAAATGTAAATGCTATTGGTGGTATAGTTACAATATATCAAGCTTTTTGGAATGATGAAACAGGTGCTATTGAAGGACAGGTTTATCAAAAATGGCAAGGTATAATTAATTCACATTCAGTAGATGAAGAAAATACTGAAAAAGGAAATGTTAATATAAGTATTGAATGTAAAAATATAGTAGGGGCTTTATTAGATACTAAATCAGGTAGATTTACATCTGATAGTTCATTTAAACAACATACAAATAATGATGCATCTATGGAATTTGTTGCCTCAATGGCAGACTTTAATCCTAGGTTTGGAGCAGAAGATTAATAGAAAATAAATATAATGATAAGAATCGGAGAATATAAAGATGTTGATCAAGGTGTAAAATTACTTGAACAGCACAGAAAAGAATTTGACTTTGGTCAATTTCAAGAAAATAATACAGAATATTATAAAGGTTTAATGCAAGCAATAGCAAAAGATAAAACTGCAATAATATCAGAAGATGAAAATGGTGTTATAAATGGTGTATTATTAGGAATGAAAATACCTAATTTATTAAATCCATACATAACACAATTACATGTTTTATTAACTTGGGTTCATCCTAAAAAGAGAGGTTCATCTATATTTTATAGAATGAATAAAAAATTGGAAAAAGAAATAAAAAATCATAAAGAAGTTAAAGATATAATTTTTTATTCTATACCTAAAACAAATATTAATTTTAATAAATTGAATTATAAAGAATTTCAATCAATGTATAAAAAGGAAATTTAATCATGGCAGCAGCTGCACCAATTATAACAGTTCTTACATCCACAGGTATTAAAGGGATGATAGCTAGATTTGCATTGTCAGTAGCAGTTTCATTTATTACAAATAAATTATTTGCACCAGATATACCAGCCGGTGGGGAAACAGGTCCAGATCCTGGAGTTAAACAAAGAATTGCATCAGACCCAAGTAATAAGCTTCCTGTTGTGTATGGACAAGCAAAAATATATGGATCAATAACATTTGCTGATATTACATCTGATAATCAAACAATGGCATTTATTATTTCATTATGTGAGGGGCCTATTGAAAGTATTGACGATATATATTGGGATAATTTTAAATTAACATTAGATAATGATGGTAATGTAACAAATGCAACAGATCCAGATGGTAATACAGATGATTTTTTAAATGGAAATTTAATAATTAAAAAGTTTAAAGCTGGTGGAAGATGTTCTCCTATGGAAACATTTTCTTCTAAATGGAATACTAATGCTGAAAATAGAACAATGCCAAATGTTGCATATTTATATGGTGAATTAAAATATAATAGAGATGAATCTGTAACAGGATTAACTGCTAAATTAGGTGCAGAAGTTCAAGGTAAATTAGTTAGAACTTTTAATGGAAATACTTTATCAACTGATGTTTTTTATTCTAATAATCCAGCTGAATGTTTATTAGATTATTTAACTAATACTTTTTATGGTTGTGGAGACATAATATCAGATAATGATATAGATTTAGATTCATTTGCTAATCATAAAATATTTTGTGATACTTTAATTTCACATACAGATAAAAATGGAGCTACAGTAAATGCTAAAAGATATACCACAAATGGTGTATTAAACACAAATGATACAAGAGATTTAAATATTTCTGATTTAGTAGTTTGTTCTCAAGCAATATTTAGTTATCATTTAGGTAAATTTCAAGCTATTTCTGATACTACAGGTACATCTCAAATGTCATTTAACCCTGATAATATGTATGGTGATGTTACTATAGTTAATGACGGTTTTAATAGTGCGTTAAATAAAATGAATATTTCATTTAATTCTATTGATCAAAAATTTCAAGATGATCAAGTATTTTTAAGCTTAGACAGTAACCAAAAATCATATAATGAACCTGAATTAATTAAAGATACAAAATTAAAATATTTAAATAATAATATTATGGTTGAAAGAATTGGTAATGTTATTATTAAAAAATCAAGAGATAATTTAATTGTATCATTTAAAACAGATACAAGAGCTTTAGCATTACAAGTTACAGATATAATATCAATTACAAATGATACTTATGGTTTTACTAATAAATTATTTAAAATTAATTCTATTACTGAAACTGAAATGAATACTAATGGTGTATCAGGATATTATATTACTGCACAAGAATATAATGTTGCAGCATATGCAGAACAACCATTAACAGAATTTCAAACAGTTCCAAATACAAATTTAGCTAATCCTAGAAATTTTGGAACAATTACTGATTTAACAGCAGTTAATAGTGATACAAATTCATCTACTCCATTTGTAGAATTACAATGGACCGTACCTAATGGTTTAATAGAAACATTTGAAATATATATTGGTAATGATGTTAATGCTGCTATTTCTGATAGAGAATTTAATATTTCATTTAGAACATCTACAGGTCCTTTTGTTACAAATTCAATTATTAGACATAAAGTATTTGATATAGATTTTACAGATCAATTAGTATTTTGGGTTAGGCCTATAAATCAATTTGCTAGAGGATCCTTTTCTAATTCATTTAATTTTGGTGTATTTAGACCTGCATCTGGTGGTATTACTTCTAATGATACAGGAGTTATTATAGATCCAAATGATGATAAAAATCCATACGGTGTTATAAATAGATATGCACAAATTAAATATGGTGATGATAATAATGGATCTAATATAAGAGATACTTATTCTCCTTCTCCAAATATTCAAGAAATAAATTATTCAGGTACTACTATTAATACAATTACTAGAACTGGTAATGCTGATGGTTCAGGGGAAATAACTTTTCCTGTTTCATTTAATTCTGGAACAGCTGTAAATGAAGAACAACAGATAACTTTTACAGGTACTAGAGGTAATGTAGCACAAAAAGAAATATTATATATAAACTTAGCTGATGATTTACAAAATAATACTGTTAGACAAACAGTAAATAATGTAAAAATATGGGGTCCTGCTGGTTATTTAGTAATTAATAGTTCAAATAATAGTGTTAAAGTAAATAATATTATTGAATTAGCTAATTTAACTCCAGATCCTGTATCAACTGGCTTTGGAAGATCTGCATCAATAGGAACTACTACTGCTTATGTAATGTCAGATAGTGAATTATTTTCATTTAAATATGAAGTAAATACTTGGAAATTTCATAAAAAGATAACTAATTATAATAATAATGTTTTAAATTCAGGTGATGATGTTTTTGTATATAATGCTTCTACATCAATTGCTACAATTTATGATGTTGATTTAATACCAAGATTTGAGGAAGCTCAAGGTAGTGCTCAATTTAATTAATAAGGATAAAAATGGCTTTATTAGCAAATTTAACTAATATAGATATTAACAATAATATAGTAGCGTCAAATCAAAATATTATTGCTTGGTATAATGGTACTAAAGTAAAACTTTATGATAGAGTTAGTCAAGTTACTGAAGATGTTGAAACTATTAGTGGTGTATTATCTATTAAAATTGAATCTGATACTTCTATAAAAATATCTACTAGTTCAAAAATTAGAGAACTAACTAAAAGTGGATCAGTATGGTCTGGATCTGATATTATTGCAAGTGTTAGTATGAAAAATAGTACTAATAATATGCATATTATTGATAGTAATACAATTGCTATAGTAACAACTACTGACACTCAAATTTATTCTGATAGTGGTAGTGGATATGTATCTGATCATACAAATTCAGATTCGGCAGATATTATAGGATTTAATAATGAATATTTTTTAAATAATAATTTATATATTTATAATGATAGTGAACCAACTTCAGATACAAGATGGATTACAGGAACTAATACTAAATTTTCTTTAAGTTTAGGATCATTAGGAAGTTTAAATAACATTCCTCTTTCATCTGGTATAAATGCTATTGAAGCATTAACTGAAATTAGACAAAGAGTATTAGATTTAAATATATCAGGTTTAAGTGTTTCATTACCTGCATTTGTAAATGATATTAATCCAAATAGTGGTTCAATTAATTTTCAAGGATATCGAATAGATATTAATACCGGAACTTCTATAAACGAAACTACTTCATTTACTATTAATGATGTAAATGGTGATGGTCAAAATATAATTCATAATTATGAATATGAAACTGATGGTGCTGGTGTTTCAGAATCTACTGTTATTACTTTAACAGAGCCTGATGGACTAGGTACTATTATTTTAAATGTTGCAGCTGATACTCAAAGTGATGATGATTCAGACGAAATTGGTAACAATTTAGTTACACTAATTAACAACAATATTGAAACACCAAATAATTATAATGCTTCATTTGATTCAGTAAATCAAACAATTACATTTACTGGTGAAACTGCATTTACTTCAGTTCCAGGACAAGTTTGGACTGCTTCAGTTGATAATGGAACTGTAACTGGTGGTGATGCTGGAGATATATCTTTTGGTACTGCTTCAATTACAGTAAATGGTGTTATAAATGAAACATATCAAATTGTTGCACCTAATTTAAATAATACTACAATTAATAGTTTACCAATATTTAGTAAAGTTAATTTTACTGGTGGTAATACTACATCATTTAGTAACAATATTGGTGCTACAGATGCTGCAATTGAATTAAGAAATGCTTTAAATAATTCATTAAGTGGATATATTACTGCTATAATAGATCCTATTGATAATAAAAAAGTTACTTGGACTACAATTATTCAAGATGATATAGGATTAGATATAAACTTTTCTGATGGAACTATAACTAAAACTATTACTCAAGGTATATTAGGTACTACTCAAACTGATATAAATAATGCAGGTAATACTGTAATTAATGTTACTAAACCTGGAAGTGCTTCAGTTGATTTTACTAAAAATTATTTAGGATTTGTTCCTTCATTATCTGGTGCTGTTAATACAATTCAAGATTTAGTTGAAGATATTAATAATAATATAACTGATTGGACTATTGAATATGATCAACCTATTGCTGGTTCAATTCAATTTACTAATACAGTAAATGAATATTTAAATACTAATTACAATTTAACAATAAGCAACAATAGTGGTACAGGTACTACTGTTGGTGATTTTGGTACAATTGACAGTGTTGCAAGTATAACTCAATCAGGTGGATTAACACCTAATTATTATGGTATACGATCTGTAACATTACCAAATAAAGATGTATTATCTAATAATAGCAATGACTATAGTTGGTTTAAAACTGTTAAAAATAGTACAAATACTATATTACCAGGATATAAAATTGAATCTATTAATACTCCTAAATTTGCTTTTGATGGTGAAGATATAAATCAAACACCTGAATTAAAAGAGGGATATTTTGCTATACCAATTAATGTTAATGGTCAAGCAGTTATTGATACTGAAGCATTAACTATATCTGAAATATATAATATTCCAGTTGATACCCCTGATACAATTATACCTGGTTCAGAATTACTATATTATTCTAATAAATTGTATTTAGCATATAGGGTAAACAATGATAGTGATATTACTAGTTTATCTTTAGGTATTAATGATACTGGAGCAACAATTTATACTACCAAAGGAAGTACTTATACAATAACAGATAGCAATACAGATGTTTTAATTGCTGAATATATTTATAAATGGAACGGTACTGACTGGGTAAAACAAACTTAATAAAATAAAATATATATCCACAGATATGTATTTACTCATAACTAACCTACAGGAGATAATATGAGAATATCAAATATACAACATTACTTAGGAGGAGCAGATAATATTATTGCTCGAGAAGTAGCTGAAGGTAATCAATTTTTAATATCAGTAGAAGACGGCATTATAGATTTTAGTGATGTAGGTACTACTTTTGATATTCAAGCTGAATTATTTGAAGCAAATGTTACAAGAAAAAGAGGATCTATTGTAATTGATTCATTAACAAAAGAACAAACAGCAACAAAACATTCATATACAAAATCAGAACTTATACACAATACTGGTACTGCTGGTAAATTTGAATTATTAGTACCTGAAACGTTATTATCAGATCAAGGTAATTTTACGGCTAATCCTGATGATACATCACCATATATTGTAGTTATGAAAGTACAATGGGCTGCTGGTACCCCAGAAGTTAAAAAATCTATAAGGTTTGTATTTGTAATAAGATACCAACCTCAATAAAGGAATTAAATAATTATGACAATTAAAGTAGAAGGAACTCCTCCAATAGTAAAAGTTTCAAATCAAACAGGCCCAACTGGTGCAACTGGTCCTGCCGGTCCTCAAGGGGATATAGGTCCACAAGGCCCAACAGGCCCAACAGGTCCTCAAGGTTTAACAGGACCAACTGGTGATACAGGTCCTCAAGGTTTAACAGGCCCAACAGGCCCGACAGGCCCAACTGGTCCAACCGGTGCTACAGGTCCACAAGGTGATATTGGTAATACAGGCCCACAAGGTAATACAGGACCAACAGGTCCACAAGGTCCACAAGGTATAAAAGGTGATAAGGGTGATCAAGGTATACAAGGTTTAACAGGACCACAAGGACCTCAAGGTATACAAGGTGTTGAAGGTCCAGCTCCTGATTTATCAAATTTTCAAACTAATACTAATATTTCAAATAGTGATTATTTCTTTTGGACATCAGCTTCAAATTTTACTGAATATAAAATAACATATTCAGATTTACAAACTGCTATTCCAAATATGAATATATCAACTGCAGTTAGTCAAGCAAATGCTTATACTGATACAAAAACTACAAAATCTTACATTGATACATTAGGTATTGATGCCGATACAGTTGATGGTCAACATGCAAATGCTTTTGCAACAGCTGCTCAAGGTGCTTTAGCTGATAGTTCTATACAGCCTTTAGATAATATTAGTTCATTAACAAATGATTCTAATTATGCAACAACTACAGATTTAAATACTGCTATAAATAATTTAATTAATTCTGCACCAGGTACATTAGATACATTAGGTGAAATAGCAACAGCTATTAATAATGATGCTACAGTTTATAATACTTTAAATAGTGCAATTACAAATAAATTAGATGCTTCTGCAGTTTCTGCCTTTGGTTTAACATTAATTGATGATGCTGATTCAGCAACTGCTAGAACTACTTTAGGAGTTGATGCTGCTGGTACTGATAATTCTACTGATGTTACTTTAGCTACTGGATCTAAAAACTTTATATCTTTATCAGGACAAGAATTAACTGTTGGTGCTGTACCAGTTTCTGATATAACTGGTTTAGGTACTGCTGCAACTACTGCATCTACTGATTATGCTACAGCTGCACAAGGAGCAACAGCTGATGCTGCTTTACCTGCTGTTGATTTCAATAATACATTTGATACAAGATTATCTAGTAAAACTACTGATAATATTTCAGAAGGTTCAACTAATTTATATTATACTGATTCAAAAGTTCAAACAGTTATTGATTCAAATACAGCTGGTTTTATTACAGCAAGTTCAAATGATACCTTAACAAATAAATCAGGTAACATTTCAATGTTTACTAATGATGCTGGATATATAACATCGGAAACTGATAGTCAAACATTATCATTTAATAATCCAAATTTAAGTATTAGTAATGGTAATACTGTTGACTTATCAACTTTAACTACTAATCCATTTAATCAAAATTTAAATACTACTAATGATGTAACATTTAATGAAGTAACAGCTGCAGAATTTATTGGTAATTTACGTGGTGCTAATTTAATAAAAGCACAAGCAGGAGAAGCTTTAAATAAAGGTGATGTTGTTTATATTTCAGGTATTAGTGGTAACACTCCAGTTGTATTAAAAGCAGATGCAAATGATAGTTCTAAAATGCCAGCAGCTGGATTGGCAAACGCAACAGTATCAAATAATGCAAATTTAGATGTATTGACATTTGGTCAAATTAAAAACATAGATACAACACAAAATATTGGTGGTACTTGGACAGAAGGTGACAGTCTTTATGTAAATACTACAGCAGGACAATTAACAAAAACACAACCTACAGGTGAAACTAGTTTAGTTCAAAAGATTGCTAAAATTGAAAAAGTTCACGCATCAACAGGTTTATTATTAATTCAAGGTGCTGGTAGAAGCAATGCAACTCCAAACCTTGATGATGGTAAAATATTTATCGGTGATGCATCAAATTATTCAACAACTAGTACTTTAGATACATCAATTGTTCCTGAAAATACTAATTTATATTATACATCAACAAGAGCAAATAGTGATTTTGATACAAGATTAGCAACTAAAGATACAGGAGATTTATCTGAGGGTAGTAATTTATATTATACTAATGCAAGAGCTGATGCTAGGGTTAATCTTCAAACAGGTACAAATTTAGATTTATCTAATAAAACCACTGATGATTTAAGTGAAGGCTCTAGTAATAAATATTATCCTAATGCCGATGAAACTAAATTAGCTGGAATTGAAACAGGTGCTACTGCAGATCAAAGTGATGCTGAAATTAAAACTGCTTATGAAAACAATTCAAACACTAATGCTTATACAGATAGCGAAAAGACAAAATTAAGTAACATTGAAACAGGTGCTACTGCAGATCAAACAGCATCTGAAATACTTACAGCAGTTAAAACTGTTGACGGTTCAGGTTCTGGTTTAGATTCAGATTTATTAGATGGTCAACAAGGTAGTTATTATACTGGATATACTGATACAGCAATTTCTAACTTAGTTAATTCAGCTCCAACAGCATTAGATACATTGAATGAATTAGCCGCAGCTCTTGGTGATGATGCAAATTTCTCAACAACAGTCACTAATTCAATTGCAACAAAACTGCCATTAGCAGGTGGAACAATGACAGGTACATTAGCAATGGGATCTAATCCTATTACTACCAGTTCAACAGTAGATGGTAGAGATGTTTCAGCAGATGGTACTAAACTTGATGGTATTGAAAGCGGAGCAACAGCAGACCAATCTAATGCTGAAATTAAAACCGCTTACGAAGCTAATTCAAATACAAACGCATTTACAGATACATTATTAAGTAAATTAAATGGCATAGAAGCAAGTGCAACGGCAGACCAAACAGATGCTCAGATTAAAACTGCTTATGAAAATAATTCTAACACAAATGCCTTTACTGACAGTTTATTAAGTAAGTTAAATGGTATAGAGGCTAATGCAACAGCAGACCAGTCTAACGCTGAGATTAAAACTGCTTATGAAGCTAACTCAAATACAAATGCCTTTACTGATGCTGAGAAAACAAAATTAAGTGGAATAGCTACAAATGCAAACAATTATGTATTACCTACTAATTTAGCTGGCGATGATATTAATATTGATACTGGAGCATTAACTGGCGCAACAGTTATTTCTGATTTAGATTTAAATGTTACAACAGATACTTCAGGACGTGTTACAGATGCTAATGCAACTGTTGCTACAAGAAATTTAACACTAGCTAATTTAGGTTACACAGGAGCTACAGACGCTACTAATAATACTGGTACAGTAACTAGCGTTGGAATTTCTCCAGGTACAGGATTGGATGCTGGTTCAGCTATTACTACCTCTGGTAATATTAGTGTTACTTTAGATTTATCTGAACTAACTGATATGACAGCAGATGTTAGTGGTGCTAATGATGAGCTTATTTTATTAGATAGTGGGGCTGAAAGAAGAAAAAGAATTGGAGAAATTAAGTTAAGTCAATTCAATAACGATAGCGGATTTACTTCTAATAC